TTCACTTAGAAACTATCCTTACTATGAGAAATACAATCCTAAGTTAGAAGATATAAAGAATAACATATTACATTTAGTAGGTGAAGCACAAGAACCTGTAGACTTAACTAAGATGCAAACTATAGACTTAAAGAAAAGAATCTTTGATTTAGAAAACCTTTTAGAAGAAGAACGTAATAGACCAAGATACGAATTTACAATAATAGAACAATTAGAAAACCTTTTAAGAGATACTAAAGGAACTGAACAACACGATTTAATTACTTTACGATTAGAAGCATTCTATTCAATGAATAAAAATATAAGATTATGAAACTACAATTAGAAGCATACAACAAGAAGTACACAATAGAAACACCCAATGATGATTTAGATATATTTGAATACTTAGATATATTTAAAGGATTGTTAGTTAGTGCATCATTCCAACCTGATACAATTGATAGAGCTATAATAGAATTAGCTGATGATTTAAAAGATGAATCACACGATTATCCACATTCAATAGATTTCGACTTATGAAGAACGCAGAAATAAGTAAGATATTGCAGGAAGCGAATAACAATACTATTTACCTATGGGATTTACCAAGACCACAATGGAAAGAAGAAGACTTTAAACTATTAGAATCTATTAAGAATGGTGCAAAGTATAAAACAAAGAAAATAGTGTTAGATGACTTACAAATAGAATCAGATATTAAAACACTATGCCAACCTAATAGAACTTTAATCAAAAGAAAAGCTGATGGTAAAATATACAATAGCACTTACGAATGTGCTTATGATAATAATTTAACACGTAGCCATCTAATGACTGTATTACGTTCAGATATAGAGCATAGGTTTAAAGAAATTTTTGAAATACTTTAACAACTATAACAAATACTTATTATAGAATTGATAATAATATTTTTCAATTATGGAAATACAAAAAAGAAAAAGTCAAGGCGGAGCGAGAAAAGGTGCGGGTAGGAAAAAAGGAATAGGATTATCTTATACAATAAAAAAAGAGTGTTCTATATTAATTGAAAATTTATTAAAAGATGAATTATTTAAAAGTAAAGCTATTCAGCAATTATTAGATTTAAAAGAAAATTCCGAAACAGAAGATTATTTTTATATTTTAAAATCTGAAAATAAATATAAATTTGGATATTCTTCTAATTTTAACAAAAGAATAAAAGTTTACAAAACTCATAATATTGACATTAAGGTAATATTAGTTTTAAAAGCTAATAATTGTTTTGAATTAGAATCAAATATGATTTCAATGTATGATAAAAATAGAATAGATAATACTGAATGGTTTAATTTTAACAATGAAGAATTGTTTTATATATTGGATTACATTAATACGTTAAATTAATTATGAAAGAAGATAAAAGAAAAAACAATGGTGGTCATCCAAATAGTGGGCGTAAAGCTAAAGCAGAAGAAATAGCTTTAATAGAAAAGTTATCTCCATTAGAACCATTAGCATTTGCTGCATTAGAAAAAGGATTAGAGAAAGGTGATTTTAAATTCACACAGTTATTCTATAACTACTATGCAGGTAAACCAAGAGAAACAAAAGATGTAACTCTTACAACTGAGCAACCTATATTTGATTTAAACGATTTAGGTGACATCTAATAAACGATAATGGAATTTATAGTAACTACTGCATTAAAGAAGTTATTGCGTCTTAAAAAGCGTATTAAGGTAGTTAGAGGTGGTACATCTGCTTCTAAAACCTTTTCTATTTTGCCTATACTTATTGATAGAGCGATTAAGACACCTAATTTAGAGATTAGTGTTGTATCTGAATCTATACCACATTTAAGAAGAGGTGCGTTAAAAGACTTCTTAAAAATAATGATGGCACTTGGTAGATATAACGATAATCAATTTAACAAGAGTACACTTAAATATACTTTTGGAAATGGTTCATATATTGAATTCTTTTCTGTAGACCAACCTGATAAGTTAAGAGGTGCAAGAAGAAATGTATTGTACGTGAATGAGTGCAACAATGTAGATTTTGATTCTTATTATCAATTAGCTATTCGTACATCAGGCGAGATATGGTTAGATTATAATCCATCAAGTTTGTTTTGGGTTGATAGGGAAATAATAAACCAAGAAGATGTAGATTTTATTACACTAACTTATTTAGATAATGAAGCATTACCTGAAACTATTGTTAAAGAAATAGAATCAGCAAAGATAAAAGCTGAAACAAGTTCTTATTGGGCAAATTGGTGGCAAGTGTATGGATTGGGTCAAACAGGTTCATTAGAAGGTGTATGTATTCCTGATTGGCAAGAGATTAATTTACCGAGTGAAGCAAGGTTATTATGTTACGGAATGGATTGGGGTTACTCAAACGACCCTACATCTTTAATAGCAATGTACAAATACAATGATGCTTATATCTTTGATGAGTTGATATACCAAAAAGGATTATTGAATTCAGACATTAGTGACTTACTTAAAACAAATGGTGTTAATGATATTATATATGCTGATAGTGCAGAACCTAAATCAATAGCTGAATTGAATAGTTATGGTCACAATGTGTTACCTGTTAGCAAAGGTAGAGATAGCATCGTATATGGTCTTAATTTAATTAATCAGAATAAAGTTTACGTTACATCAAGAAGTAAGAATCTAATCAATGAATTAAGGAATTACATTTGGATGACAGACAAACAAGGTAACAAGCTAAACAAACCAATAGATGCTTATAATCACGCAATAGATGCAATGCGTTATGCAATCACATCACAGTTAGAAAATCCCAATAAGGGAACTTATTACGTTTATTAAATATGACATACGGACAAATCATAGCAACAATACAATGTTACATTCACCACATTAAGAATGTAGAAGTACAGATTAATATGCCAAGAAACATTGGTGAAATAAAAAAGATGCAAGAAATGTATTTAATAGCTTCATCTTATTTAAGGGTACAACCTTAAGATATATTTTTGTTTTAAGGTTATTGCCTGAAATGTTAAAGTTTTGTTAAAATTTGTAAATAGTTTTGTATTGTTAATAAGTGTTGTATATTTGTACAACAATAACAAACAAAAATTCAAATTATGACAACTCAAGAATTAAACATCGCAAACGCTTTATCAATTGCAAAAGAAGTATTAGTACAAATGTTAAATCAAGGTTTTGGAGAAACAAAATATGTTTTTGCTCTTTCAAATATGTTAGTTGAGAAATTTAATTTAACTCAAGAACAATCTACAATAGTAATTGAAAATGCTTTAAAATTATGTTAGTACAAAAATATAAAGCTAAAATAGCCGATAGCAATACAGAAGTTATCGGCTATTTAATAGAACCAAGAGACAGTTTGGGGAATGGGTGTTATTCAGATAAAAAACAATATTGTATTTGCGTAACTGAATTCTCAATGCCGAATTCAGATATAAAAGGATGCTTTATAGTTAATCAAAAAACAATTAAAGAATTATAAAAAATAATATTATGGACATAAAACAAGAATTTACCAATATTATGTATGATGTTAAAATATCAAATGAAGTAGCTATAAATGAGTTTGTAAAAATATCCGATAATTACGCTATTAAATTTGCTAAATGGATTATTGAAAATCAAAATAATAGCTTTGATTTTAAACACTATACTAATAGACAAATATTAGATATTTTTAAAAAACTATAACTATGGAATACTACGACTATCAAAACGAATATCCTGAAAACGAATGCAGGTATTGTGGTGAACCTTGTGAAAAGGCATATTGCGATAAGCAATGTGAACGAGCAGATGAAGATTAACTGTAACTATATATCTTCCCATTAGAACAGATTATAATTCTTTTTTACTAATTCAAACTTATATTTGGAATTTTCTATAAGTCCCTGAATAAATTAAGACTATCAGAAATGGTAGTCTTTTTTTGTTTGTATTTCCTAACACTAAATTCTTTATAAGGCATTAATGATTGTATTTACTAACACTTAATACAATAAGTTAAAATGTTTATTAATACATAAACAAAACAAGATGAAGATAGAATTAACAATACCAACTACATTAAACGATATTAAGTTAGTACAGTATCAAAAGTTTTTAAAGGTTGTAGAAGAAAATGAAGAAGGAGAATTTGTACAACAAAAGATGGTTCAACTATTCTGTGGTATAGATTTAAAAGATGTAGCTTCAATTAGATATAAAGACGTTGCAGAAATAACTGCAAATATTAATAATCTATTCACTAAAGAAAATCATTTCATACAACGCTTTAAAATGGGTGGTGTAGAGTTTGGATTCATTCCTAATTTAGATGAGATGACTACAGGCGAATATATGGATTTAGATAGTTACATCACAGATTGGAATACTATGCACAATGCAATGGCAGTTCTATATAGACCAATCACAAACAAGTTAGGAAACAAATATCAAATAGAAGAATATAAAGGTTCAGTTACTTATGCAGATGTAATGCGGCACGCACCTTTAGATGTAGTTTTAGGTGCTATGGTTTTTTTTTACAATTTAGGCAACGACTTGTTGAAAAGTACGATAAACTATTTGGAGAAGAATCAGGAAGTGCAGAATATTCTGAACAAGCACAATTTGGAAAACGTTGGGGATGGTATTCAAGTATCTATGCTCTTGCTCAAGGAGACGTTAGAAGATTTGATGAAGTTTCCAAGTTACCAATCACACAAAGTTTAACGTGGCTAACGTTTGAAAAAGAAAAGACAGAAATAGAAATGAAATTAATAAATAAAAAATAATGACAGGATTTTATCAAATAACACAAGCGTTAAAAAATCAATTAGATGCAGATGCTTTTGTAAACACAGTTACAATGGGTGACATCTTTAAAGTTGATTTAAACAAACAGACTATATTTCCTTTGTCACATATAATGATTAATACTGCTACTTATAATGGCAGCACTTATAATTATAATGTATCTGTTTTATGTATGGATATAGTAGATGAATCAAAAGAAGCTACTACTGATTTGTTTGTAGGAAATGATAACGAACAAGATGTGTTACATACACAAGAAATGGTAGCGAGAAGATTATTAGAAATGCTTTATAGAGGTTCTTTGATGGATGAAGGTTATGAATTAAGTGGAGATACTGCAAACATAGAGTACTTTGTAGATAGATTTGAAAACAAGATAGCAGGTGTTACAGTTACATTTGATGTAATGACTGCAAACCAAATGACGATTTGCGATTAATGAAATTAGTTTACAGACATAGAAGGTTAGATAATAACAAGGTTTTTTATATTGGTATTGGTAATGAAAAAAGACCTTACTCAAAAAAAAGAAATAAACATTGGCAAAATGTAGTAAATAAAACAGATTATGTTGTTGAAATTATTTCTGAAAATTTATCTTTAGAAGATGCATGTGAATTGGAAATGTTTTTAATATCTGAATATGGTGTTAAAAATTTAACAAATATAACTTGTGGTGGTTAGGGTCAATTTAATCCTGATGCTGAAACAAGATATAAAATAGGAAGTGGGCAAAGAGGTAAAAAACATTCTAAAGAAACAAGAATGAAAATGAGTAAATCGCAAGAAGGCAGGAAACATTCTGAAGAATCTAAATTGAAAATAAAAGAAAACCATAAAATGTCAAAGTCAGTTCTTGATTTACAAACAGGTATATTTTATAATTCATTAACAGATGCTTGTTATTGTACAAATATTAAATATAATGCAGAGCATTTAAGAATGACAAGATATAAAAAAAATTATAGATTTACATTTATATAATGGCAAGAGAATTAAAAAATGTTAATGACGTTTTAAAACGCTTTAGAGATTATGTGATTCAGCAATCACGTAGTAATTTATTTAAAGGTGGTAAGAACGTTTCTAAAGAACTATACAATAGTTTAAAAGGCGAAATACTATCTGAAGGTAATTATTCACTTGTAGGCTTTTCTATGGCTGAATATGGTCAGTTTCAAGACCAAGGGGTTAAAGGTAAATCAAGTTCAGCTAAAGCACCAAATAGTCCATTTAGATTTGGCACAGGTACAGGCAAAAAAGGTGGTTTAACAAATTCAATATTAAAATGGGTACAAGCGAGAAAGATACAATTCAAAGACAAAAAGAGTGGCAAATTTATGAGTTACAAGGCGACAGGGTATCTTATTTCTCGAAGTATTTTTCACAAAGGAATTAAACCAAGTATGTTTTTTACTAAACCATTTGAAGCAGGGTATAAGAAATATATAGATACAGATTTGTTCAAAGCATTTGGTCAAGATTTAGATACAATAGTAGACGTTAATTTAAAATAATAAAATGGTAATAAACGCAAGAAGTCCTTATTTTATTTCAGTAAATGAATCAGGACAAATAGGTTCAAGAATAGAATTGAGAATATGGAATGGATTAGGTTCAGCACCTACAGATGCAACTTATACTTTCAGCAAACAAAAAGCATCAGATACACAAACTGAAAACATTTACAATATAAGTCCTTTCATTAAAGAGTACATAGATAACGTAGCACCTATTTATTCAAGTGCTGAATTAGATTCTGATTTAATGTGGGCAAATGTACAAGTAAAAAGATATAAAGAAACTGCAATAGGTGTTTATAGTTTATTAGACACTATTACATATTTAGGAACTAATGGATATACTGATTTTACTGATGGATACAATTACACTAACCCATCAGATAACTTTGTTTTATTATCGGATAATACTAAAGAGATTAAATACGATATTAACAAAGCACTTCCGTATGTTAATGTAATGATTGACATAGAAGCTGCAGAAGATATACAAGCGGTTTATAAAGACTTAAGAGGTCGTAATGAAACTATAAGTTATTTTTCTGTAGTTAAAGGAATGCTAAAAGTACCATTGACTATTGATAATGTAAAATACAATAAAGGTAATACTTTAACGCTATCTTATAATGATACAGAATTTGTGTATAGAGTTATACCAATTTGTGAACCTAAATACGCTCCTGTAGTTTGTTCATACATCAATCGTTTTGGTGGATGGCAGTTCTTGACGTTTTTTAAGACACGTATAGACAATATAAATGTATCAGGTAATACTTATAACCGTTTACCAAGTTCAGTTGATTACAACATACAAAAAGGACAAAGTAAAACGTTTAATATAAATGGAAGTCAATCAGTTAAATTAAGTTCAGGATTTGTACCTGAAAACTATTCTGATTTAATTCAAGATTTGTTATTAAGTGAAACGGTTTTATTAGATGGATTGCCTGTTAAAGTTAAAACACAAGCAACTACATTAAAAACTTCTTTAATAGATAGAAATATAAACTACGAAATAGAGTTTGACTATTCATTTAATTTAATCAATAACGTTATATAATGGTAACAGTAGGTTTATATATTTACATTAATGGTGTAGCTAAAAGAATTGAATTATTTGATGATGAAAAAATATCTATCAATAGTTCAGTTCAAAACGCTTCAGATATATCAAAGGTTTATACAGACTTTAGTCAATCATTTACAGTACCTGCTAATGACCATAACAACGCTATCTTTTCACATTGGTATGAGAATAGTATTGATGGTGGATTTGATGCAAGAAAAAGAAAGAAGGCATATATTGAATTAGATACTATACCTTTTAGAAATGGTAACATTCAATTAGAAAAAGCAACTATAAAGAATGGAAAACCTGAAAACTATACTATTACTTTCTTTGGTAGTTTAGTTTCACTTAAGGACACGTTTGCAGGATTAAAATTATCTGAATTAGATTATTCTGATTATAGCTTTGCATATAGTGAAGCTGATGTAGTTAGTAGAGTTATAGGGCAACCTAACAATAATGTTAAATTCCCTTTGATTAGTTCAAATAGAGTTTGGAATGATACAGTTGGTAGCAATGACAATA